AAAAATTAGCATTAAATGTGGCTGAGATTAAACGTTATATTTTACAACAACAAGGATTAATCGAATATTATGAAAATTCTATTACGGATAATCAAACTACTATGGAGAGTAAATAAATGTTTGAAACCGCAGAAAGCTTTCAAAAGAAAATATATGTTAAGAAAAGAAAAACAAAACAAAGTCTAATTGAAGTAATTGTACAATATGTTGAAGAACATAATATAGACTATGAATCAATTTCACCTTTTGTATCTGGTAAACTCAAAGCAGATTTGCGGGAGGAATATGAGCAATTACACTTTTTACCAAAAACGAGGAAATTTCCAGACATCTTTGGCAACACCAGAGGAAATAAAAGAAAAGTATCAGGCTATTAAATTACACTTCAGCACAAAGAATTATAATTATTTTAAATATAATGGTAAAGTAAACAAACAACATTTCAAAGATATCGTACCATATACGATCATTTCAAAAGGAAAATACAAGACCGATTTTCCCGACTTTTTTATTCCCGGTCTATTTCACAATCCGAAAGTAAACATTGATTACTTTCTTACTGATGACTACGTTAAATTATGGAAATATTGGAAAAGTTATCAGACTTCACCAATGTATTTCTACAAAGAAGAATTAGTTGAAATTGAAAGATATATATCTCGTAAGACATATAAGTTCGATAAATTATTTCTTGTGAATGATGCGGAACTACCTTTGATATATAAGTTAATCATTCGTCATGATGTAAGTCCTCAAACAGTTTTATATATGGATCAAGTGTTAAACTTTTCAAAAAAATTTAAATCAACGGTAACCGAAAAGGTGATTTATCCAAAGTTGAGCAATCGCCTTGAAAAACTCTCTCATTTTCTAAAACCAATTGAAAGTGGTGATTTGAAAAAAATTACAAGAGATGTATTTTATTCTTGACATCTCTTTTATTCTATGATATAATCTAGTGACCCGTCCAGTCGATTATTATTAACCTATTTTAGGAGAACGCCAATGAGTTTTAAAGATGCACTGAAAGCAAGAAAGAATCGTCTTCCTGCAATGCAAGCACGGCTTGAGAAAGAAGCAAAATCTACAAGCTATGAAGACACACGATTCTGGAGACTTGAGGCGAAAGATGGAGTCGGTTCTGCTATCATTCGTTTTTTACCTCCTCCGCCACAAGAAGAGGATGAATATGTAAAGTATTTCCGCCATGAATTTAAAGGACCTCATGGCTGGCTGATTGACAATTGCCCTACAAGTGTAGGTGGTAAATGTCCGATTTGTGAAGCAAACAACCTTCTATGGTCAGAAGGTGGTGATGAGAATGAAAAGCTTGCAAGAGATCGTAAGCGAAAAATGAAATATGTTTCAAACATTCTCGTTGTTTCTGATCCTGCAAATCCAGGCAATGAAGGCAAAGTATTCTTGTTCCAATACGGACCAAAAATCTTTGAATTCATTCAAGATAAAATTAATCCGCCTGAACCAGAATTCAAAGATATGAAGCCCGAAGATCCGGTTGATGTTTTTGATTTTCTTGAAGGCAGCAACTTCCGTTTGCGAATGCGTCGAGAAAACGGCTATATCACTTATGATAAGTCCTCATTTGATTCACCAACTGAACTTGCGGATAATGAAGATGAAATGGAAGCCATCTGGCGTTCAGAGCATTCCCTACAAGAGTTTGTTGCTACAGACTATTATAAGTCCTATGAAGACTTGAACAAGCGATTCACTCAAGTAGTGACTGGCAAATCTGAAACATCTGCACCAGCTGCAGATGCTGCAATGGCTGCGGTTGCTGCTGTTGACGAAGCAATTGCTGCCGTAGAGAAACCAAAACCTTCTTTCATGGAGAAAACAAAAGCTGAAGTTGAAAAACCAAAGAAGAAAGAAAAGGCCACCACTGAGGATGACGATGATTTATCTTTCTTTGAGAAATTAGCCGAGGAGTAAAAAAACTTCTTGACATTAACTGCCGGTCTGATATGATCTGATCATGTTGAGTATTTGCTCGGCACGGTCAGATTTTCTGACTACTTTTTTAATCTAAGTGAGATTATATTATGGCAGCCTTACTGAACATCATCCTTGCGCCGTTTCGAAACATTGTTTCTCTGCTACTTGGTTTCTTTTTGGGATATGTTTTCTCATTGACAAATATTATTCCAGGTGAAGTGGTTCTTGAAGCAGTGACACTTGAAAATATTCAATATGTATTTGAAGTAGGTGCTGATTATGCCAGTGAGGCAAGTGAATTTGTTATGGATTTAATTTCTGATTATACATGAAATCATTGATTTATTCATTATTCTTTTTTATCTTTGGCTTCTTCTTGGCGGTATTATTGTTCAAGACGGACTTTCTTGCCACCCTGGAAGCAGATATAAAAAAGCGTGAGATAGCACAAGAAACTTGTGTTGAGAAAGTAATAAAAAAGGGAAGTAAAGAAGCATGGAATGTATATGATGATTTTAAAGAACAATTCTATAAGTAAGGATTCTTTATGTTCCGCTTCTTTCTTGATAAGTCCTATTGGCATTGGTCAATTCTAGGCACTCTTATTATTTTTGGTTCTGTTTGGTATTCTGTACAACTTGATGTTCAGATTAATGAATGGTTTGGTGCCTTCTATGACCTTTTGCAAAAGGCATTGGCAACTCCAGGTGCTGTGACAATTGATGAGTTTAATGATCAATTGTTGGTATTCTTCCAGATTGCAGCAATCTACATTGTAGTCAATGTAGTCTTCAATGGATTCTTTGTAAATCATTATTGTTTTCGTTGGCGCAAATCAATAGCTGATTACTATCAGCAAAATTGGCATAAAGCGAGAACAATCGAAGGTGCATCTCAACGAGTTCAAGAAGATACATTAAAGTTTGCAAGATTGACAGAAGATTTAGGAGTTGGTCTTCTTGAATCTATATTGATGTTGATTGCTTTCATTCCTATCCTATATGGCCTTTCTGCAAGTGTTGAGGTCCTACCTTTCTTTGGTGAAGTTGATCGTGGTCTTGTTTGGGTTGCTCTCACTACTGCTTTAGGTGGAACAGTTCTGTTATCTTTAGTTGGTTCACAGCTTCCCGGTATTGAATATGATATTCAGAAGGAAGAGGCTAGCTATCGTAAAGAACTTGTTTTCGGTGAAGATGATGAAACAAAAGCAGATACCAATAACATTGGACGATTATTTCACAATGTACAAACAATACATTATAAATCATATCGTCATTATTTCTATTTTAATATTGCTAAGTGGAGTTATCTTCAAGCTATGGTTATAGTTCCATATGTGGCACTTACACCTACAATTGTAACAGGAGCGATCACTCTTGGTGTAGTATCGCAGACTGTACGAGCATTTGGTAAAGTAGCAGAATCTCTACAATATATTATTCGTTCATGGCTTAAAATTGTTGAACTTGTTTCTGTTTGGAAAAGGTTGCATGAATTCGAAAAACAATTTAAAAACTAGTGTTTATATTCTATCGTATTTGGTTATATTATAAAACCAAGAATGTTGAATTCAAGCCCGGTCATACAGTAGAAATGAATCATCTGATTCAAGAATCGCCAGTTAGCTGGGCTAAAGAATTACAAACTCGAAAAAACATAACTATTTGGATATTAACTGGATATAAACCTTGGTGGAAACATTTTATGATGATTCGAATAAAGGACTGATATGGATCTTGAACGTTTAGTTCGCCAATTTTTAGTTCATTCTTTTTTATATTATCAATTAGATGAATCAATTATAGGCGACCATAATTACGACCAAATTTGTATTCAACTCAAAGAGGCTGTGAAGGGTCAAGATAAATATCTTCATCAAAATATTATTGAGAAAAGTTTAGGTGCTGAAGGTTCAGGATTTTCAATTCATAAGAAAGATTATCCACCACAGATTATCAGCGCCGCTTTTCATCTTTTATACCAAGATAAATTTTCAGAAAAAAAATCATTTCGAGAATTTCTTTCATCTTATGGTTATGGAGTAGCCGCATGAAAAAATTGATACCAATAATCGCATTAGTTTTATTATCAGGTTGTGATAAAGTTCATTGGGAGTTCCTGTGGACAGAAAGACATCCCGTTCCTGAAGGTGTGTATACACCACCACCTATTTCACAGTTGCAAAGAAATGAGAATTACTTTGTCAAAGGTTCAACAGGTGAACATACTCAAGAAGGTAGACTTATGATGATGAGATACCAGTATCGTTCAGTTCAAGATGATTGGACAAGTCGAAGTCGCCAAGTCTGCAAACGGTGGTGCCCAAAACAAGATACAAATGTTGGGTTGCGTAATTACTGGCGCAGTCAAGGAACAATTATGGATGAGGCTCTTGAAGAAAGACAACGTAGATTAGGAATTCATAATAGCGAGAGGTCATAGTGGAAAACATATTTTCAACATCATAAGAGGTAA